CAAACAAAAACCAGCTGTGCCTAGATGGCAATCAGCTGGTTATAAGAAAAAAATGACTTGTGATCGATGTGGTTTTAGAGCCAAAAGCGCCGCACAAATTCTAGTGTATCACATGGATGGCAATCTCAACAATTCTGAACTGCGCAATCTCAAAAGTGTTTGTTTAAATTGCACTGTTGAAATTACTCGAACCGATTTGCCTTGGCGTCGTGGAGATCTCGAAGAAGATCGTTGACCTGCTGATAAAGCTGATCCAAGGTTCCGTTGTTGTCTAGCACTGCATCAAAGTCAGTGCCAACCCAGGCAGTTTCGCTGGCATGCACATTGAATTTTTCCAAACGGTCTTTACTCAATGCCCATCCAATATGTTTAGGCCCTGCATTTACAGCCACAGCATCGTCGTACCACTCGGGTTCCGCACCACGCACTACCCGCAGAACAATGCCGCCCTGATTGCGGATAGCTTTGATCTCGTTAGGAAATCTACAGTCTGAAATTACCACACTGTCACTGCTGTTACGTAATTTATTTTCTAAACTAGCAATCCAAATATCGTCGTGAAAGCCTTTGCGACACACTTCTGTGCCCCAATATTGTAGTATCCATCTAGGAGTGATTGCTCGATCTAATCGTTTGCTCCACCACTCGTCCACCTGCTCGCGCCATTCGCGGGCCTGTTTAGTTCGTCCTTCCAACATGGTTCTGTCCCAACCAAATACTGCACTCACAGCGTCCTTTAATGTGTTGGCAAAACTTTCTCTGCGAAACTCATGTATATTAACAAGATAGTCAGCAATGGTATCTTTGCCTGAACCAATGAATCCGCATACTCCAATGATCATCTCAGTTCCTTTATGTTTAAATGTCGTAGTGTATCTTGTAACATGTCAATCTGTCTCTTACAATCTTCCAGTGCATGGTGGCTTGTAGGAGGTTTAGGCAACTCAGGCCACAGTCCGTACACTGTTCTAGCATCGCGCACATTGTAAAATTGCCATGGTATAGGCTTGTTATAGCTTTTATAGGCATGTTCAAGTATGTTCATGTCGTAGGTTGGACCATTGGCCCATATTCGCCGAGCATGCCAAGCCATTTTCCCCAGTTGATCTAGAGCTTGATCCAAGGGCACACGATTGTCTTCGCCAAATGCTTCATCACGTGCGGCTGCCGGCTGTGTGGCCCACCAGTCAATGGTGCTTTGTTGTATGCTACGATTTTCTTGGCTTTCTAATTCTATTCGAGCATAGAAGTATTGCTCATGATAGCCTGACCCTAAGGGGTTAAATCCCTGTGCGGCAATTGTTAAAATAGTAGTATCTGGGCCAGTGCCCAAACCTTCGATGTCTATCATAAGATCCATGCTATGATTATAGCATGGATTTAATTTAATTCAAAGAGGGGATTTAGCCTATGACAAAAGTAAGTGGCTGACTGCCGTCCACATACAGTTTGAGTTCTTCGACCTTGAGGTCCATTTGAGCTTGAGCTTCAGCTTTGAGAGCGGCACCGTTTAAGCTAGTGCCACCTTGCGGTCCGGCAATTTGAGCAAACTTTTCACGTGCTTCGCCAATGATCATCTTGCAGGCGGCCACCATATAGTCTCTTATCCACTGCTGAATTTGATAGTTGGACAACAATGCAATTTCTGGTTTGAGTTGGTATACCCAAAGCAAAACAGTTTCGCCAGACCCTTTGGGATCGCGAATAAATTGTATTTGTTTGGTCACAGGATTCCAGGTGTAGTTCATGAATCCACCAAACATTCGAGCTGCCAATTCCACATACTGAGTGTAAAAATCATAAGTGGCTAGGCCGCCGGCACTGCTGTAGTTTAACAAATAAGTGTTCAGCGTGGCACTGCTGAACGGGTCAAAGCTGGAACTGTATGGACCTTGGCTGTTACCAATAGTCCTACGAAATACTTGTCGAACACTTTGAACTTCTTGGGGCAAGGTATAGATATTTAGGTCTTCTTGCAGTTCTAGAAAAATGTAGCATTCTTCATAGGCATTCTCTGCTCGCTGTCGGTATACACCAATGGTGCGTTGATATGCGGCTTCGTAATGTGCTGGATCCAGTTCTAGATCCACGATCTGATCACCCAGAGTTAGACGTGCATACTCAATGAGATTTTGTTTGACGATTTCTATTGTTGATTCAGTTTGATCTACCATCTGGGGCTCCTTGCCCCAGTATTTAGTAGGCCTTTAGGATGATCAAGTTCTCATTGCCACGCCCGTTGAACTTAACTTCTGTGGCTTTGATATCCTTGAAATACTTGCGCTGTGCAGGTTTACCACCGCCTAATAGGGCTTTGATTTGCTCTGCAGGCTTACGCAGGGTTTTTTGCTGACTTTGCACAGTATCCATGCCCACAATGCTGGAACTTTTAACACTGAATGACCCTATGTGTGTGTCTGCTACAACGTGGATGAGCTTGCGTTTTTTGGTATCGTACAACCATGCTTCGCTGGCGCCCACCAGTTTTGCTGGTGCTTCAGATACCAGTTTGAGCTCTGCAAACTCTTTGAGGAACTTGAACTTGCTGGCTTGCTTTTCTGGGCTCACTGCTTTCTTAGCACGGGGCTTGCGTTCTACTTTCTTGATTTGAACATAGTTGCCACAGTCAGCAATGACTTGCTCGGCAAACTTTACAAAGTTCTTGATCTGTGTTTTTGTCCATGGACTGTATCCTTCGACCAGTTGTGCATCTTTACCTTCTAGCACTTCTTCAAATTCTGCCACACGATGTTTCCAGTGGTCCACAATAGTGCCCACCATTTGTGGAGCAATATTCATGCCACGAATCAAGGTAATGGGCTTGTAGTCTGCTGACATCTTTGCACCGGCCACAACAAACTCATCAAACATGCCTTCAATTTCGCCAGCACAGTCACTGACTTTTTCACGCAATCGATCCTGAATAGTGATGCGAGCTGTTTCTGCTTGCTGTTCTGCTTTGGCATCTGCTGATGCTTGTGCCTGTGCTGAAAGTTTTTTAGCGGGTTTGTTTTTGCTCAGCAACTCAGACACTGAGTTTTCAATATACAGTAATTCATGTTCAGTGAGATCCAGACCCATGGTATTCATGCGGCACAGCCAGCCCAGCGTGTTGGGTATGCTTTGTTCTGGCACACCCCGAACAGCTTTGGCATTTTTGTCTTCGTGGCGATCTAACCAATCGGTTACAAACTCTTTGACTTCTTTTTTACCAAGATAGTAATTGTACCAGTTGAATGCGTTGGCTAAACGGCTTACACGATTTTCAGCTTCGGGCTGGAATTTCCATGTGGCTTCCTCGCCCATATATTTGGTATCTGCAGAACGAATATGCAAAGGTTTAGCGGGTTTGAGTGCTTGAGCTGTTTTCACTGTCAGTCCTTTTTCATCAATGTTGCAAGTATAACATGGTTTTCAAAATTTTTCAAGGCTTCTTCAGCCTGTTGCATGATTTCCACATACTTACCTGTGGCTTTTTTACGACGGCGGCATTCAACCATTTCAATGCTGGCTAGACGCAACAGAGTTTGGACATTTCGGTACATGGTCCATAGCTCCTTTACTCCAAACTTTAGTTTTAATGCTTGCGAGTGTGCTTGATCTAGTCGATCTGAAAATTCTTGCCAATTTTCGAGGTTCATATAGTATTTTAGCAGTTTTGGATTTTCTGGTCAACCTACCCATAAATACTAGACTATGCCTAGATTAAGCCTTTATCGTCCAAATCGCCAAAACGATTACAAATTTTTGGACCGCACCATAGCTGAAATGTACACTGTGGGCGGGCTGGACATCTATGTCCACAAGTATTTAGGCCCGCAGGCCACACCCGACGTCCCCAGTGAAGATGCTACACAACCATCTTACTCCACTGAAAATCCGTTGTTTGTTGAAGACTTGCTATTGATAGAAAACAGAGATCGTGTGTACAGTCCCAACGTGTACGTCATGCGTGGTGTGTACAATCAACAGGACATAGATTTTGATCTTACCCAATTTGGTTTGTTTTTAAACAATGATACGCTGTTTATCACATTCCACTACAACAACATGATCGATGCCTTGGGTCGTAAACTCATGGCCGGCGACGTGTTAGAATTTCCAAACTTACGAGATTACAATCCGCTGAATACTGATTTGCCTAAAGCTCTTCCAAGATATTATGTTATCCAAGATTCTGCATTTGCCAGCGAAGGATTTAGCCAAACGTGGTTGCCGCACCTGTGGCGTGTGAAAGCCACACCTCTGGTTGGCGCTCAGGAATACAACAGCATACTCAACAAACCCTTTGCTGACGAAAATATTTGGGATCCGGGCAACTACTATCCGTCAGGATCCAAGGTATTGGATGGTGATACCTATTACCGTGCCAAAACCAATGTGCCAGTGGGCACGCCCATTACTGACACCACTTACTGGGAAACTTACACACCGGCCAGCATACAAGAAAGCATTGGCACAAGAATCAAAGACTACGAACTCAATGATGCCATACTTACTCAGGCAGAGTTTGAAGTTCCACTCAGTGGTTACGACACTGTAAGATTTTATATTGTTCCCACAAATCCTGATGGAACACCCGGTGATCCATACGGAACCACGGCTGACAACACAATTATTGATGTTGATACCACCAATGTAGATGCCAATGGGCAACCACAGACTCCACGTAGCAATGGGTATACCATGGGCTATCTCACAGGTGATGGCATAGCACCCAACGGACTACCAGTTACGCCAGGCATTAACTTTCCATCAAATCCCAATGATGGAGACTATGCATTACGATTGGATTATTTTCCAAATCGCTTGTTCCGTTACAATGGACGCACTTGGCTTAGAATCGAAGACAATGTACGCACCAATCTTACTCCGGGCACCAGCAATAATACTTTGCGTAGTAGCTTTGTCAACAATACATACACTACAGCCACAGCAGATCAAGGTAACATACCAAGTCGTCAGAGTCTCAGTGAAATACTCAAACCCTTGGCCGACAACGGAAACGACGGCGGAGATAAACCTGCTAATCCGTACCCAGGCACACAACCAGGACAACCATCGAGTTAAACTATGCAACAATTTTTTTATGATGAACAGATCCGTAGATTCTTGTTGCAATTCACAAGAATTTTTTCAAACTTCCAGGTAGAATACGGCAAGGATGCCAACGGTGTGGCAGCATTGTTACGAGTTCCTGTGCGCTACGGTGATTCTAGTCGACAGGCACAGACCGTGTTGCAAAACAATTCAGCGTCGGCGTTGCCATCTACTCCGTTGATGACTTTTTACATTACAGAATTACAGTACGCAAGAGATCGAGTACAAGAACCATACTTTGTTGACAAACAAAATGTTCGTCAACGCTACTACGATCAGGAAACAGAAACCTACGAAACCACACAGGGCAATGCATTTACTGTAGAACGTTTGATGCCTGTGCCTTTTAATTTAGGCATCAAGTTAGATATTTGGACTTCCAATACCAATCAGAAATTTCAAATTCTAGAGCAAATATTAACACTGTTTAATCCTGCACTGGAAATACAAAGCACAGACAACTACCTAGACTGGACCAGTTTAAGTGTTTGTGAATTAGAATCCGTGACATGGAGCTCACGTAGTATTCCGATGGGCACAGAAGATCCTATAGACATAGCCACATTGACATTTACCTTGCCCATATGGATATCTCCGCCGGCCAAAGTTAAAAAACTTGGAGTGGTACAAAAAATTATTGCATCCATGTATGATGCTCAGGGTGATGCTGTAAATGCTATTACCAACAATGATTTGTTGTTGGGTACTAGACAAAAATTTACACCTTACAACTATCAAGTGTTATTGATTGGAAATCAGCTACAGGTGCTACAGCCCAGCGCAGTGGTACCCGGTGAAGGAACTATTAACCCTGACACTTCTCCACCTAGCAACGTGATGTGGCATGCTGTGGTCAATATGTTCGGAGATCTACAAAATGGTATCAGCCAAGTAAGACTTGACAATCCCTATGATGATACTATAATAGTAGGAACAGTGGCTTATCATCCCAGTGACGATAGATTCCTGCTGTTTACAGTAGACGAAGATACCATACCACAAAACACACTACAACCTGTGAATGCCATAATAGACCCTCAACGCAATGGCCCCGGTGCTGGACTGCCGGCGGCTGCCATTGGACAGCGTTACTTGCTGGTGGGCGACACTGGTGCCGCTGATTTTAATAGTGGTGCGTCAGCCTGGACCGGTGTCAACGGCGAAATTCTATATGCCACTGCCAATGACATCATTGAGTATGATGGCGAAAAGTGGAATATTGCTTTCTTACACACCAACGTCAGTAACGTGCAATATGTTACCAACCTAACTACTAGCATTCAATATCGATGGGCCGAAGGTCAATGGCTCAAGAGTTACCAAGGCCTTTACCCATCAGGTGAATGGAGTTTGGTACTTTGAACGCCGTTGGAGTTTGGTTCTACTCGGTTACTACCAATAGATACCTGTATCTGCTGAGAAACGATGATCGACACCCAGGAACTTGGGGCTTGCCCGGCGGCAAGTGTCATCGCAACGAAACTCTGTTAGAAACTATCAAAAGAGAATGCATTGAAGAGCTAGGCTTTTGGCCCAATGAAATAAAACTGGTTCCTATAGAAAAATTTACTAGCCCTGATGGTAATTTTGCTTACCATACATTTTTTTGCAGTGTTGCTAACGAATTTACTCCTGTGCTGAACAATGAACATCAGGGGTGGGCCTGGATTGATTCAACTACTTGGCCTAGACCGTTGCATCCTGGTCTTTGGTCAACTGTGAATTTTGAAGAAGTAAAACAAAAAATGATTACTGTACAACAACAGTATCAAACATCACAGTGAAGTACAAACTGTTTGTAATCTAAAACTTCTGCGTTTCTAAATGACAACCATTCATTGTGTGGTGCGGCATGATCAGTGACAAAATAAAACTTGGTATTTGGATACGCCTCAAGAACTTGTTTAATATCAATTATGTGTTTGTGATCAATGTGATGTTCTGTGGTTGTACCATCTACGCCTAGCAAGAAAACTTCAGTGTGCCCATCAAACGCGGCAAGATATGCGGCAGCCGCTGGGGGAGCTAATCTAAGACAGTACGGAATAAGATAAAACTGACCAGGCATTTTCAAACAATTAGTAGTCAGCGTATACACCACTGATTTTTCACCATAGTTGGACGTGATAATTTCATTGAGAGTTGGGATATCGTATTCAACGCAAAAATCTAAATGCATTTTTTTCCAGGTTCCTTCACACCCATAGGTCTGCAATTTTTTTTGACCTAGCAACCCACCGCCGTGATTGGAAATAGCAGTTACTACATCATGTCGTAGACTGTGTCCATTGGCAATGACAACTGCGCGGCCCGAAATATGTTGGTTGGTTATGGGATTTTCAATGTATTCTTTTTCTGTGATCTTTTGACCATCTCTATAGATAATCTTTGTGATTACAAATTCGCCAGCGTAGTTTGCTCTATATCGTTCTTTATTGATCATAATCTTCCTACCATGATTTCAATGGTTCCTTCTGTTTCAGTTGAATAGCTCTCTAGAGCTTTGCCTATCACACACCCTGGAGCATAGTTTTCCATCTTGCAAGCCACACCAGAAATTTCACTGCTCATCAGTAGGTCACCTTTGTTCACTGGCCCAATTACTCGACAAGGAACTCGTCCCAACAGTGCTACTGCAACCACATGTTCACCTTCCAGTCCACGATTCATCAAAACTCCTGGATTTTCAGATACTGTGCCAGCAATTGAAGTTTGTCCAACCATGTTGCTTTGTGTAACTTCTTTGTCACCGCCAATGATCAGCACAGTGCCAATGGGGTAATCTGCATCTGCTAGATAATATTCTGCAACGTCAGCATACTGAGCCGACGTAGCTTTGGCAAACACAGTATTAAAGTAACTAGAAGCAGTACCAATGTTGCCCACTCCGTTGGCTTGTCCGTTGTCGATTCCACCTGACCAGAATGTTGCTATAGTAGCACCACCCACGTTGGCTCGGACGTTACCGCCCGAACTCACAATGGCCATACTTGTGGTTCCACTGAAAATTTGAGTTGCGTCTACTGTGCTCCAACGAACTCCAGTGCTAGTGGATTCTAAGTACTGTCCTGAACTACCCACACCGCCATTGGCTGTGATAGTTCCGGATATTACAACATTTGATAGTGTTTTGTTGGTTAGAGTTTGTACAGCATTTTGCCCAACTTGCGGATATCCGCCAGGATGCGATCCATCATGCACACGTATTACTTCTAAATCGGTGTCAATG